CAACAAAGATTACGGCGTATCTGAAGCGTTAACACAATCGAATATTCGTGACGCGAAGGATGCACTCCTTGCAGTAGACGCTGACAGTGACTTGGGACTAAAACCGGGGGAAGAGTCGCAGATGGCGGCACGAGCAATGAACTTTGGTCCACCAAAACCCGAAGGCGTAAGTGATTACGACTACGCTGTATCTCTACGAGATGCAGTACGCATGGGCCATGAGGGCGATGATTTTAGGGCCGCAGTAGAATATGATCTGTACGGAGGAGATGCTCCACCTACAGTTACAGAGAATACACAACGAAGGGCGACTTCGCCCGTACCCGTAGATAACGCTGCCGAATCTCCCGTAGATAACGCTGCCGAATCTCCCGTAGATAACGCTGCCGAATCTCCCGTAGATACCCGAGTTGTGTCTAATGCTCAAGCCGGTAGGTTTATGACTATGCTTATTGACAAAGGCATATCTCCCGGACCTAAGTTTAGAGAACTGATTAATGATGATGGAACCGTTAACGATGTCGTTGCTATGAGACTTATTAACTCCGGGTCACCCGGTATTGATAACGGTGTTATTGAGCGAATCCGAGACATGCCACCAGAAGCCGCTAAGAGCCTAGCAGTTCGTCTGCGGGGCGGATCATGAGGGAGTAACACATGGCGCTGACAGGAAAGCAGATCCAAGGGATCATCAAGACCCACAAAACCAAATCAAACTCGGAGAGGCGTGATTGGGACAGGTGGCGTGCTTGGTATGTCTCGGAATACTGGAACAACGACAACTCCCAACCAACGGGCTCCGTACCCATTGGTGGCGATATGTCGGAGAACGTCAACTTTGAGACGAACTACCCGTATGCGTATGTTGATACGATGATTGCAAACGTCTGTCCGCAGAATCCTAAGATTACTGTGATGGCTCGACGTGACGAACTAAAGCCCGCTGCTCAGTTTCGCGAGGCTTTGATCGACGATACGTTCCGACGCAATAGCTTGCACACTTTACTTTGGAAAACAGCTACTAACTCCGCTATTTGCGGACGTGGTTTTATGAAAGTAGTGTGGAACTTCCGTAAAAACTCCGCTGAAATCTTTTCCGTAGACCCACGGCAGGTGTTTTTCGACATGTCTGCTAGCCGATGGGAAGACATCCGCTACTTGGTAGAGATAACTGTCCTAACGGAAGCCGAGTTTAAGTCTCGAATGAAGGCTAAAAGCGACGGTAAGTCTCAATACAACAAGAAAGTAGCCGAGCACGCTAAGTACGCGGGCTACCCCTCGTGGCTCAAGGACAACAACAACAGCAATAACTTGAACGAAGCATCTACAGATGTGTACAAGTGGGTAACTGTTTTTGAAGTCTACGATTTTGAGGGTGACGGCAAGTACTACCACTTCCTAGACGACGTAGAAGAGCCTTTGTTTGAGGGCGAGCTACCCTATCGTTACATCAGGAACCCTTTTATCCACCTTTCTTTCAACGAGAACATGAAAGATATGGGTGGATTGTCCGACATTAAGCTGATTCAGTCTCTACAAGAGCGTCTGAATGAGATTGACACGCTGGAGTTGTGGCACGCACACACTTCTACACCTGTTATGCTGGTCAATACCGCACTTGCAGACAACCCGGAAGACATCCTGACCGCACTTCAAGAGGCCAATCAACCGGGCTCCATGGTCGCAGTACAGGGTAAAGCAAACGCACCCCTAGGAGATATCATTGGACAAACCCCCATGCCGTCCATGTCCCCGTCGTTTACGGAAATGCGTGGGCGATGTAACAATGTCATTGAGTTTATCCTTGGCATCCCTCAGTATAGTCGGGGGGTTGTGGGCGTGGCGGACGTTGCTACGGAGGTCGCGCTTGCCGACACTGCGACCCGAACAAGAAACGGACGAAGAATAAAGCAGATTGAGGACTTAATCCGAAAAGCATCACAACGTGTAGTAGCAGTGTACGAAGAGTTCCTACCTTCGGACACCAACTTGCCAGTACGTTTGACGGATAGTCAGGAAGTTCTCAAGGTTAATCGGGAGACACTTCGTCTTGCAGACGAGCGAGATCCGGGGCAACAGCCTATGGACTACGACTACGAAACAATACCGTACTCTCCTACGGAGAATAATAGACTTGTACAGCTTCAGAAGTTACAACAGTACATGCCCTTACTTCAGCAATCACCAGTAGTAGACCAGCAAAAGTTGATTATTAAACTTTTGGACCTACTTCAGTTGCGGGATGTAATCAAACCTCCTCCACCACCTGCACCTCCGGCACCTCCCGGAATGCCCGGTATGCCTCCGGGCGGACCTCCCGGAATGCCCGGTATGCCACCCGGAATGCCGGGTATGCCGCCAGCGCCCGGCGGAGACAATCTAGCAACGGGGGCGCTGCCACCCGGAACTGAACCCCCAGTAGTCCCGACACCCATGGGTGGACCGGGCAATCCAATGATCTAGGAGATATAAAATGGCTAAAAGTTTAATGCCCGATGTTAAGGCTGTCGCTTCTCGCGCAATGCAAAGTGTGAAAGGCGGCTATGGCGGCGACGAAGAGAAGAAAAAAGGTAAAGGCAAAGCTAAAGGCGCTGTTCGTGCCAAGCCTGAACCCAGTGCTGCCCGTACTAAAGCAAAAGCTAAGAAGGACAAGGACGAAGAGAAACTTAAGTCTCCGAGCCAATCGGCAGGTAGGCGACAGACTGGCGCTGAGTCCCGAGGTTCATCGCGTGGTGGCGTAGGTCGCAGTGCGGGTACTCGACCAAGCACTCGTTCGACATCCACACGTCCCGCAGGACGAACTGCGGGCACTAGCGGAAGTACGCGAACTGGCCCCGGTCGCGGTGATACCACGACACGTCCGGGCGGCTGATGCGCGTTCCCCTCAAGAAAATCCTTGATATTGCAGGCTCTGTTCTTCGTCTTGTGGCCCCATTGGTCCGCAAGAAGAAGGGCAAGTCTAAGTGTAAGTGCAGGGAGAAGTAATGAACTCTTACGGTGAGCCAAAAGCTGTCGCTACAACCATCATTATTAAAAAACTAAAGAAGCCTAAGAAACATGTTTTCAATGGTGACAACAAAGGCCAGACTGTACTTGATGTGCATGGCCGTTCCGCACCGCAGAACAAGGACAAGTAATGCCGGGAATGCCTAACAAACTAAAGGCTGCTCAAGAAGCAATGTTAAAGAAACACTCAAAGCATCACAGTCCTAAACACATGAAAATGATGAGGGACATGATGGCTAAGGGTAAAACCTTTGACGAGGCCCATAAAGCAGCCAAAAAAGAGATGGGTGACTGATGCCGTTCTATGACTTTAAGTGTCCTGAGGGATGTGGATACTTTAACGATATTTTTGTGCCGCTGGCCCAGCACGGAAAGACTGAGTGTACCGACTGCGGGGCTATACTCACTACAGTTATTAGTGAAGTTGCTTTGATTGGTCCTATGCCATCTAAGCCTTTGGTTGTAAAGCAAATCGGTAAGTCTTTTGAGTCTGAACGTGACTGGAAACAGTATCAGAGGGACAATCCCGACTCAGCTATTGTTTCGGCTGACTCCCAACAATGGCGCAAACACCGTGATGCTGTGCGTGAGAAAGCGGACGCTAGATCTCGCAAAATGGGCTACCGAGACTTTGAAGACCGCAAAGTTAAGCGTAAAAAAGAAAAAGCTAAACAGTCCGGTAAACTTGACAAAAAGATTTTTGTCCACTAATCAGCTACAAAGAGGTGTCTTATGCCAATGATTAACGACCTTATCGAACAACTCAACGAAAACCCCCCCCAAAACGAGCAAGAGCTGAACGCAATGCTGGGAGAAACTGGGTATTCGCTGACGACTGTCGAACCCACCATGCCGGATGAGGAGGAAGAAGGCATGGAGATGATGGGTGAGGACGAAGAGATGGAAGCCGAAGAGGACATGGGTCCAATGGAAGAAGGCGAGGAAGAAGGTGATGGCGCTATGGAGATGGAGATCATCAAAGAGATGATGCCCATGGGCGCTATGATGGATGACGCACCTAAAGGTGTCAATCCGAGAATGATGATGCAGGCTCGCACACGCAAGGCTGCGAAGAAGGCTATTAAGGAGGGGTGATGAGTGAAGATCTAGAGGCGGGGGCTGCTCCTGCTGAATCGGGTGAAGCGGCTCCTGTGGAGGCGGCTGCGGTAGAAGCGGCTCCTATCGAAACGGAAGAGTCGTCACCAGTAGAGTCTGCCGAACCGGCGGATCTCTCCCTCACCGCTGAAGACGAAGCGGTTGAAGACGCCCCCGTCTCTTTTCCTTCTCATGAAGAGTTTGGTTGGGATGATTGGGACGGTTCTGCCGACGCACTGCCCGAGCAACTCCGGGGCTGGGGCAGTCAGTTTGATACTTACTACCATAAGAAAATGGATACCATGGCTTCGGACATGGACCAGACTCGTGAAATCTACGACGCCTTGATGGGCGGACACGAAGACCCCCGTATCGAAAAGATGCAGGGTGATTTGACTTCGTGGCAAGATAAACACGCCCACTCAGAAGGTCAGCTTGAATACCTACAGAAGGAGTTCAACGAGTACCAACAGATCGTAGAAGAAGCTATTAAGCAAGAAGCAAACGAGTATGCGGATGAGTTCGCATCTACCAACCAAGATCTTTTCGAAAACGAAAAGCTCTCGGAACCGTTTGCGGAACTGCTAGAAGAAGGTTGGATTCTTGAACATGCTGCGGTAGCCGCGCGTCTACCACAGCATCTCAGAGATATAGCACGGCAGGCTAAGAGCGATGGTGTCCCAGACACATACGCACTTAAACTGGCTCAGGGCGCGAAGAGCAAGCCCGCTAAGCCCCGTCCGGGGGCGGCAATCACATCAGGGGCTACTACCCCGGTAAGGTCGTCTGAGCAGGTTAGTCTGCCGTCGAACAAGCCGATGTCTCTGCGTGATTTCCGTACACAAGTAGCGCGTAACGCCCTATCTAATAAAAGGAGATAATCATGGCGATTTCACCAGATGTGCTGGCGACCGCGCTCAATGAGCTTATGCCGTCGTACAGCGAACTATTCGTTAAGTTCCATCCATTGATGGAAAAAGTAATGCTAAACGGGAACCTTTCCCGCGATGCTCTAAAGGGTCCGAAGCGAGAGTTCGCTGTCGTGACTGATGGTCCCGGTACTGTGACGCAGGTGTCTACAGGTACAGAGATTATTGCTGGTGGACGTGCTCAAAACGCCGTCCGTGGTAATGTCATTGCACCTCGACTCATCTATGCGTTCGACGTTCCCGGCAAGGACTTGGCTGAGGCTAATGGCGAGATGGACCTCGCACGAATCCTTCAGCACTACCCAGAGTTGGCGCTGTCTGACTTCCATGAGCGGATCTCGAATCAGCTTGGAACAGGTAACGGTAACGGCGTTGGCGGTTTCGCTACCTTGAATGGCGCTACGAACTTCACCCCACAAGGTGAGACACGAAGTGGTTTCTTCGAGGCTGCTGCACCGGCTGCTCAGACCAACACAGTCCACGGGCTTGACAAGGCAACTACCAACGGCTGGCACAACCAGTACGAAGACATCTCTTCGTTCGCCACCAACGGTCGTAGCCAAATGCGTAAGGCTTACTTCGCTGCTTCTCGTCAAGGCAAGACCATGGGTCCTGTCGATTTGATGATCGGTGACGAGGCTTCCTACCTCAACTATATCGACGACTTGGACGATCAAGTCCGCGTTGTCAAAGTTGAAGGCGACAAGGCTCCACCTCTTGTCCGTCA